TCCGCCTCTTTATCTTTACTGTCAGTCGCATCAAGACCTCTTCCGTAAATCATTTCGGATATTCCGTTGATAGCTGCGTTATTCGTAGGACTTCCGTTGTATCTATCTATAAGATAATTGAAATAATCATTATCATCTCCGTAAGATACCCAATCCTCGTTATAGTATTCCTTTACCTCTGGTTTAGAGTAAGAACCTAACTGTACAATATGTATTGTGCTTTCGTCTTTCATAATATAATATAGCTATCATCAAAGCTACTCTCTTGTGTGTATTTATTCTTATTAGGGTTGTACTTATCGTAATCAGTTTGGTCTGTGCAATATATAACGTCTCTGTACAACTCACCGTTGTCATCAGTTAACTTTAACGTGTAGTAATTACCCTCTTTAAGCGCATACTTATTTGTTATCTCTAAGAATATATCTCCTTGAGATGATGTGAAACCGCCTGATTCCCAGCTAACATCTGAGTTTTCCCAAGAAACATTGTATTCTTGCCACTCAACGCTAGATGTGTAAGAGTCAGTCTTTCTAGTGGACTTGTTTATAACCTCAAGACTAAGATTGCCTACTACGTCTCTTCTCGCTGCAATCTTAATAGTCTGGTCGCTTGTGGATGTTGTTAATACACGCATACTAAAGTAATAACAATGACTTTATTTGTTTCAAAGATACAAAAAAAGGGGCAATTAAGCCCCCTTTTAAATTTATACCCCTATTAAATTTATGAAGGGTCTCTCTGAGTTCCTTCAGTAGCAGTAGCACTCGTCATACCTGCGAATGGGTTTGCATCAGTACCTCCATCAACAAAAGATGGCATACGGATTTCATTTGCAGTTAAAGTAAGTGTATATCCATTTAGGTCTCCCATAGCAGTACCAGTTACAGCAGTACCACCAGTTACATCAGCACCATTATCAGCACCAACTAATAAGAATTTATCGTCAAAAGTCTGAACAACAACGTGTGGTCTACCATACGCCATAAGTTTCAATTCTTTGTTATCCTCTTTAGTTAGTTTAAACAGTGTGAGATTTACAACCTGCTCAAAGAATGTTGTTCCATTCTCCATAGAGGATGTAATATTTGTCTCTAAGGAAGAATTACCCTTGACATCATAAGTGTAATAATCAAAAGTTCCACTCATATCGGTAATCTCGTCATCAGAACCTATTGTAAGCGTTCCTAAGTCTCCGAAATCAACAAAGTGAATCTTTTTTATACCACCTACGGCATCTTTACAAGGTCTTAATCTTCCTCCAGTTAAATCACAAGCCATTATTTATATTTTTTTTAGTGAAAAGGGCAGCGTTAACCACCCTTTTAAGTTAAACAATTATTATGCTAAAGTAAGAAGAGCAAGGTCAGAACCAATACCATACTGTACACCAGAAGTAAACCTCATTACGACACGAACATTTTGACTTCCGTCAATATCTTGCATGTCTATAACTTTTACTTCGTTGTGGTCAGCAAGCAATCCTGTTCCAAAGAACAAGTTAGATGCCTGTCCAGCTACGATGTGGTCTGATGGCATTCCAGTAGCAAGCTGTATTTTGATTCCCTCAAAGCTAAGAGCATTGCCCATGTTATACCATTGTGAACCTTTACTATCTGTACCAGAAGCACCTAATCCTTGCGCTCCAAAGCCTCCCAATGAACGGATATACGCTTGATATGCAATTGTAGGCACATATATTGTCAAGTCATCTTTACCGTAAACAGCAGAAGGAAGTGCGTCAACTACATTTCCTAAAAGTGTAGCAATGTTTCCTGAAGTGAAAGAAGTTTCAGCTCCGTTAGCAGCATCATTTACATCTCCATCAGCAGCCATTAAAGTTGTGAAACCATCAAACTCACCAGCAGTAGCGTTTACACCACCCCAGATGTTTTGCTCAGTTTTCTCAGCAACTTTAGCAGCAACATGCCCTAGTAAGAAATCAGAAAATGCTGGAGGTAGGTTGTCAAATGTAGAATATCCCATTTGTACAGCTTCCCAGTCAGAACGGAAATCTTTTTTACATAATTGTAGGTTAACTTGGAACTCTTCTGGCTGAAGAATACGCTCAGTTAATGTAAGAACGTCAGCATCAATTGTGAAATCACAAGTAGCATCGGTGATTAGGTCAGTAGAAGCAACTTTTTTGATTACTTCCTTATACTTTACGTTTGGCTTTATGGTAATAGCTCCTTCTGCAAGAGTTTTACCGCTCAAAAGAGCTGCTGAGATATATTTCCCTGCAAACTCACCAGCGTAGGTTGTAGTCAGACTATTTAATGAATTGTCTGCGTCTAGTTGAATATTTCTTGTACTCATCTTTTTTATTTGTTAGTTTAATTTAGAAAATACTCGGTCAAGTGTGTTAGCAGGGCGATTCTGACCGAATTTAATCACCTCTTTTTGTTCTGTTTTTTGTGATGGGGCGTGTGCGATTGGCTCGGCTGCTGGTTCAGCAGATAGCTTTTCGACTTGAGCAGATAGTTCAGCTTTTTCAGCTTCTACTTTATCATACTCAACCATCATATCTTCCTTAATAGATTTAATCATATCCTCAAGTTCTGCGATTTTAGAATCGAAGTCCTGTTTAGATACATAATCTTCTTCTAGCTCTTCCGCCTCATCTTCTTCGGCTTCAGGAACTTCTTTATCTTCTTCAGATTCTTCAGCTAGCTCAACCTCTTCAGTTGATTCAGCTTCAGGAGCAGTCTCTACTTTTTCAGTAGCAACTTCTTCAACAGAATCCTCAGATAATGCAACTTCTTCTACTTCTGGAGACCCATTAACTTCTTCGGCTGCAACTTCAATGTTCTCAACCTTTTTAGTTTCTGGCTCACTAATAGCAGAAAGTTTTTGCATAATATCATTTAGAATGTTTGTAGCTTTACTCTCCATATTATGTTAATTAACAGTTATAGTTATAGATAAATAACAAGTACTTAACGTACTGTTAGATTTTTAGGCATTTATTTTTCCTATGCCCTGACTTCTAAGAGTGCCATCACAGCATCTCCTTGAATATGTTCTTCCATCCTTGCATAAGCAAGCTCTTCTTGAGTTTGATGGTACTTGTTGTCCTACGGTTTCTTTACTTTTCATTTCTTACTTGATTTGGGATGTTTCTTTGGTAGTAAATCATAATCGGTAGTGTATTTAGCATTTTGCGGTCTACCGTTCTTTAAAAGGTATATATAGGCGTTTACTCTAGCTTGCGCCCATTGTTCTGCTGACTTTACGTTAGGACTATGAGATGTCTGAAATGCGCCAACTCCTCGCTGGTACACAGACTTCAGTTGCCCAACAGTAGTTCCATATCCCTTTTTAGATTTATACTTCTCGTTAAAATCACTGGCTTTCTTCTGTAACGACTTTAGCACTCTGTCGGGTACAGTAACTCCCCTTGACTTCCCAGCAGCACCCTTTGGATTGCGTTTACTTCCTCGTTTTGGATTAGTATTTGGAGTATCGGAATTTGGAGCTTTCTTGCTTCTTCTAATTCTTCCCTTGTCATCATATTCAGCTAATTTATGTTCTTTACAGGGCATATACCAATCTTTGCCCTCAACATTATGAACATGAAAACCTTCACATCCAATATCTTTTGCTACTTTTAGTGCTTCTTCTTTTGTGTCGTAAGCAAGCCTACCGTCTATTTCTTTAGATGTTAAATCTATTTTAGACTCTATTGAATTTATCTCATCTAGCTTACCTTCTGCCCAGCGAATACCTTCTTCTCCTCCCCAAGCATCCCAGAGTAATCCTCCACAACCCTTGTTGTATGGCTCGCCCTTTTTCTTCTCAAATCTATTGTAAGATGCCATTTCTGATATAAGACATCTTGATAGTGGTTTGCCAGAAGATATTAATTGGGCGAATTGCCAAGCCTGCGGTGTTCCACATCTTGGTTTATTGCTGTCGTAGTATGCTAGAGCCTTTTTAGCGTTCTTTTTAGCTGCGTCTGGGTAATCAGAGTATGTTTTGTCGTATAAACCTAATTCAAGCTCTTCAGACAGCTCTGTGCAGTCACAGGATAGGTCTAACTCACCTAACTCTCTTAACTTACCTCTGCTCCAAGCTAAACCAGCCTTACCGCCCCATAATAGGTATGAAATTGTGCCACAAGCCTTAGAATCGCCTGCATCATAGTATGTTTCAGCTCTTGATAGGTAAGAATACATCCTCTTAATCGTGGACACACTGAGTTTTTCACCTCTACTGAGCTGCTGCGCTCTTATTTTCCCCACAGAGGTGGCGCAACGGTTATTCACCTTCTTGTTTAGTTCAATACCTCTCTTGGCGTTATTTCTAACACCACTTCCGTAGTCTCCGTATGTTTTTAGGTTTAACTTTCCAGCTTCAATGCTATCAGCAATCTCCAATAATACTTCAGCAGCATCATTCTCTTTCTGAATCATTGACATAGCAACCTTATCGGTAAAGTAACCCTCTATTGAGAACCCTTTTACCTTACCTGTCTTAACGTAGTCTTGCCAAACATCTTCATTGTTTACCTTCATTGATACCATCCAAGTACCAACTGGCATTTTTAGTCCATACTTACGAGACTTGTCATACTGCTCATCCTCTATTATCCAAGATTCTACAACAGACATTCCTGATAGCTGTGCCTGATGCTCAAGAGTTGACTTGTTTTGGTTTCCTTTCATCAAGAATAGTTCTGATGCTCTTCTTACCGTATCTTCAGAGAAGTATATATAATACTCATCTTCTTTGTCTCTCCTGTATATTTTTTTGTTGGGTATAAGTGCAGCACCCATAAGAATACGCTTATCCTTATCAACGTCAGCAAGCTCAACTTTTATTTCTTCTTTTAGGGCTACAAAGTTTTCTTCTATTGCAGGTTGCTCTACGATTGATATAGCATCAATACCTGAGAACTCCCCTTCTTCGTCTATAAATAATTCTATTACCTTCATACTATTGAATTAACCGAATGATGCGGTGTTTGTTATATTTCTATCTAATTCTTGTTGTGTTGAAACGTCTTTTCCTACTACAAATGCTTTTACTGGGGTAGATTGCGCTCCAGCGACAGTTTGTGCAAGTTGAGATGTCTGTGAAGCACCAACAACATTAAAGTCTGGGGCTTGAATTGTTCTTGCCCCTGCACTGCTTCCAGAGCTTCCACCTCCCGAACTACTAACCGAACTTTTGTATTTCTGACGAGCAATATTTGCCACGTTAGCTAAACCAGCAGCGATAGTTATAGCTTGTTGTATTCCCGCTCTAACTGGAGATGTTACATCGCCTGGGAATAACTGAGAGCCATACGCTAAAAATCCATTTTGAAATACAGTCATTAAAGCCTCGCCAATCCTTACAGCCTTATTCCTTTCAAATGCCTTTTTCGCTATTTTATCCTTCTTTACCTCTAACTGTCTTTGTAATCTTTCTTGAGTTTTAGCATCCCCTTCAGCAGCAGCTATTCTTTTTGAATAACTTTTTTCTAATGCAATAGTTTCATTCTCGGCAGAAACCTCAAATGTTTGACTCAAAGCACCAGTTATAGCTTGATACTGTTCTTTAAAGAAAGCAAACTTCTGCTCAGCATCCGCTTGTTCTGCAACGTTAAGGTCTGATTTTAACTGATACAATCTTGCTTCAGCCTGTTCCCTTTCAATAGTACCAACAGCGTGCGAGTCAACAACAGCTTGTTGAGCAGCAATATCCGATTGCAGATTACTTATATTTCTTTCGCTCTGAAAGAAAGAATAATTACCACTAATACCATCTAACTCATCAAAATAAGCTGCCTCAGCATCTAGCTTTTGCCTATTTACTGCTTGAAGCTCCTGAGTATCTTTTATTGACTGGTCTGTTAGTAGCTTTTTAGTTTCCTTGTCTTTTTCTACGACATAAACATTGTATTTATCATAAGCGGTAGATTTAGCAGCTAAAAATTCATCTTCAGCCTGTTTAGCAGCATCGTTATATATTTTTGTTGCTGCTGCCCTTTTCGCACTATCTTTTTCTTCTGCAAGGAAGTTGTCCAGCCTTGTTTTTTCGGCAGCTATAAAGTTATTTTTCCTTTCTTCTTGCTGTTTTATATAGTCATCTCTTCTTAACGCCTGAACTTCTTTTTGCGCTCTTGCTGTTTCGCTAATCTTAAAGGACTCGTCTTTTATAAATGACTTCCTTAAATTCTGTTGAGATTTAAGTATCTGCTTACTGAAATCAAGCTCTTTTATATTGAAATCTTTTGATTCATTAAACAACTTCTCTCTTGTTTTACCAACTTTTTTCCTTTCTTTATTCTCAATATTAATAAAAGGAAGTAAACTATCTATTCTTTTATTCTCTTCGTCAAGCTCATCTTGATTTAAGTTAATTATCTTTTTTAACCTATCAGATTCCCGAACATCGTCAGCATCAAGCCTTTTTCTTTTAGATGCTTCTCTCTTGGCGTTTAATTCATCAAGCCTTTTCTCAGCTGCCTCTAAAGACTCATATCCTTTATCTCTTGCTTCAGCCTCCCTTTCAACTTGTATTTCTACCATTTTAGCAGCAGACTCTTCTACTTTTATTTGAGCCTGTCTTGACATAGCCTGCTTAATTATAGCCTCCCTATACAAGTCTGTTATTTTTGTAGCTTCTTCTGTTTGCTTAGCAACATCATCAAGAGATAATTTAGCATCCTTTAACTGGTCAACATAATCAGGAAACTCTTCATTAAGGGCTTTTATAGCGTCTTTTTGTTCCTTTTGAGACTTTGTAGTGTCTTGTAGTGTCCTAACGTATATTTCAAAAGAACCAGCACTATCTCTTACGGTTTTAGACGCTCCTTCAAAAGCGTCTCTCATTTCCCTTGTAAAGCCAAGCAATCTTTCGAAGAAAGCGAATATTTTTGGTCCGAAAGAGATTATTAGCTGGATTGCAATTAAGAACCCTCCAGAGCCTATTAACGATTTCGTTAAGGTCTTGAAAGATGCAATTACACCACCATTAGTTTTAGCAAATGAAGAGAATAATGTAACGACTTGAGACAAGTTGTTTGCTATCGCTGTAAAACCATAACTAGCATCTGATGCTAAACGACCTGTTTCAAGTAAGATTGCGTTGTTAAGACCAGATTGCGCCCTTCCTTGCTTTAGTGCTGCGCTAGTTCCTTTTAATGAGTTATTAAAACCATCATTTGTACTGCTTAGTTGTATCTGAGCCTTAGCATACTCTTTGTTTCTTTGCTTGGCAATACGCAAATTTTCGTTAACAACAGCAAGCTCTCTAGCCTCGTCAGACAACTCCTTGTTAAGTCTTTTTGTAGCAGCCTCAACAGAACTAAGCCCCTTAGTAGCATCCTTATCGTTAATGTTTATAGATATAAGTATCTTTTGTTCAGCCATTCTTGTATGCTTTAGATTGTTTCACTCTTTCTACTTGCTTTTTTACATCATCCCAATTAGAACATCCATTATACATTCCTTTGGCAATGTCTATATTGTGAGATATGCCATACCAATCAGATACTTGTAATAAATCTATAATCTGCTTTATCATAATACGTTTATTAATTCTAATTCGGGCTTACCTATGTAGGCAACTTGAAATTTGTACTTCATTTTATAGTTAAGTAATATAATGTTTAGTAAATGTGCTGTTAACTTAAATATTCTTTTCTCATCACTCTATTACTATGTTTAATAGTTCTATTTCGCTTTCACCTGTTTTTAGGTTGGTAGTTATTTTATTTATTTGATGCTTCCTACCTTTATATATAAACTTATCCGCAAGTGTGTACTGAACTAAAATACTCACTGGCAAATATGCTTTTAGTTTTATTATCCTATTACTCCTACTGAACATCTGAGTCACGTATGATTGGTAGTATTGATTAAATAGCGTATCTGTGAAGTCGTTTGTATTTGTGTACTCGTTTATCTCATTCTTAAAATGTATGTTTTTACTGTTTGAATTAAATGTGGTAGAGTTAGACGGTAGATTTATAGACCCAGAAACACTGGTGTGGTCATCGAATGTACCATCTGTGAGTATTGATGTTACATAGGATATTGAATTGGCAGACATAGAAGTATATACGGGATAGAAAAGCAAAGGACTGCCTATGTAAGAACCATAGTTTCCAGTAGATTCATCGAAGTCATCATCAGCAGAATACCCCCACTGTATGGTTGTCTGGGTTAAATCATCATTATTCAGCAACCTTTCGAATTTCATGTGACCGAACTGAGGTTCTACTTTGTACGTTCCTCCTTTAAAGTTATTCTGAATGCTTTGGTTTGTA